TGGTAGTAGGCAGGAGTCACATCGACTCCATTAAATGCCCGCATGCCACATGCCTCGCGAAACAAACCACGGGTGAATGATTTGCTCGTGTTTACCTTAAGACCGACCGCCGCAAGGAGGTCTGTCATTTCCCCGTAGGCGTCGTTGTCGATGAGAATATCATCCCCAAAGACTCTAAGCCTACTAGACCGGCGCTGCATTGCTTCAAGCGATGTATCGAAACGGTTATCCGCGATCATGAGGGCAAAATGCCCCAGTAGCGTGAACACTATCGTCTGGACAGGGAAGGTCAAAGCTGAACCTTGGCTCGCAAACTTACGCAATAGCATGAGTTTATCGCCATTACCAGTGAGACATTCACCGATAAAGACCGAACGGGTTCTGCAAGCATGCATCGCATCCAGGAGATATCTATTTCCCTGAAATACGTACTCCACCAACCTTGTGTGGAGGCGATCACTCGCCTCCGACAGATCAATGGAAGCATACCTTCTGTCAGCGGAAGCTGACAGGGCAAGTGAGGATGATTTAGTCTGATCTTCGAAATCGACCGAGAGGCCGATAGGTGAAGACCGAACCTTACTCACAAGCCATCGCTGCAGGGATCCTTGGATCCACTGATGCGCTGTTGGTTCAGCGGCTATAAGCCGCGGTCCCTTCATCGTTTTAGGTACTGCATGTAGAATACTGGGCGGCTCCCTGTCATCAATAGCTCGGTTCACGAAGTCGTGAGATCCGAACCAATCGAAAGGAAACATCCCTTCTAATTTCCGAGGCCAAACGGCAAAGTCATACTTAACTTTACCATCTGTGCGATCAGAAACCGCACCAGGTCCATGTTTTGGTTGAAGTTCCCATGGAGAAAGTTCTCCCCAGCTAGTAACCACACGACGGCATAGCCGATCAAAATGGTGCCAGCGAACCTCAAGACGCTTTTCCAATTCGAATAACTCGAAGGAGTTTTCCGCATTGTAGATCTCTCCAAATATGGGATGACCCTTTCGGGCTTCCCAGGTTGGTACATCAGCGTCCCAGGTATTGGGCCAACTTCTGGGCATTTGGTCTTCGACGGTGATAAAACCGTCTACTGCTTCATGCACAGCTGCCTTTGCGCATTCGCCGTCGAGCTTCTTGAACAGGTAATATGCCTGTCCAAGGAACAAGATAGCGTCTTCGTTAGGGCAGGCAACCAAGATACCATCCTCGTTGAATAACTCACTCCAAAGCCCATATAGAAACTTTGGGTAAATCGTCTCCCCTCTACACCCGTGAAAACGCGGGCGATCGTCGAGGATACGGCCTTGATCCAAGCATTGTTCGAACCACTTACCACATTCGGGCAAGCTTATCGTGGCGAGGGGTAAACCCTCAATTTGGAGTTTCTTGTCGTACCATTGGCAGAACAAGGTGGCCATACGAGAATGTTGAGGAAAGGTAAGAGCGATGTCTTTCGACAGCGCTTCTACGAGTCCGATTGCATTTTGGTGATGGTTTTTCATCTAAAGACCCTTTAGTTGGTCGGTTAAATCCACTGCTAGTTGCACGCTTCCGATGTGAGAACATGCCCGGTTTTAAAGCCGGGCAGGTTGGCGGGAATCGATCGGGTCTTCTCAGACCTGACCGTCGATCACATCACTCTTGATGGACGTGGACAGAGTCCCGGTTCCATCAGACAAGAGTTTCAAGAACGAGGGAGCACTTCCCTTCCGATACCGATAGGTATTGGAAGTGGAGTAGTAGTACTCCGGTTCAGTCATCGTCGCGTAGCGCGTCCACTCTATGTAGACGTTCGAACGGTAGATGGGAAGGGCAGAATTGGCCTTCTTACTCGGAGACTCTTCAGTATTCCGAATTGTCAGCTTGACCTCTTTCGCATCGTCACGAAGACGATACAACGAGGTACCATTCTGTTCGCCAATACGGACAAGGGTGTAACCTACACCCGAGACCGTGATGGTAAGCGTGTTTGCAAGCATAGTGCAATCTCCTCGGCTTTTAGCCAGTTGATGAGCCGTCCTATAGGTTTGTGACCTTCGGATTTTTCATCACAGCAAGGGAACCAAGGATCGACAGTTGCCCCCCCGTGAGGGAGGGTATTGCAGCGAAAGACGGTATAGTCGAAACCTCGGAAATTACTTTCCGGGCGTTCATCCACTTTTTCATGACACCGCCGGTACAGTACCAAGCGGGCGCGATAACTGGTTCAACCGTCACCTGGGATGTGAGCTGCGTCATAATACTGCCCCCACGAG